GCGGTGCTTCAACGGGTCAGCGATTTTTCTGACTGGGGGGAGGTCAATCGATCGCGGTGACCCGACCGAGCTCGTCAACCTTGTAGCGTCGAGGCCGAGCTCCGTGTTCTTTTGCGTGGCACTCGCGGCACACGCACCGCAGGTTGTCGAAGTTAAGGGTGATCGCTGGGTCGTTGATGTTGGTCTCATTCAGAGGCACGATATGATGGACTATTTCGGCGGGCGTATAGATGCCGCGCGCGAGACAATCTTCGCATAAGTTGCCGACGCTTTCGCGATAGGCTTCCCGACAACGCTTCCACGCTATTGAGTTATAGAAGCTTTCTGCGTATGGTTTTGGCATAAAGCAAAAGCGACCCCAAATAGGAGCCGCCGTTGCGGAAAGGTAGGTAACTGTGATTTCTTGGTGATACCATTATACCACAAGAAAAAGTGTACCAACGGTAATGCGTATACTATATCTGCCCTTTGTAGCGTGATCGCGCTCGCGCGACAGCACTCCTGCGTTGCTCATCAAGTAGCGGCATAATGCGTTCAGGCTCTATGTCGCAGAATAGCTCGGCATAGTCCCGTATGAATGCCTCGATCTCCAAGAAGTTGAATGTCGGTATGTTGTCACCGACGAGATCTCCGCGCTTGTTGCGATGCCGCGCGAATGTAGGGCCAGCGCGGAGCGTGCCGTTCGGGTTAGGAAATACCTTGCCGCGCTCGATGAGGTGGCAGAGCTTGCGCCAATCGTCGAGAGCTTGCAAAACAACGCTCGCAGCGAGCCTGCGTACAGCTGTATCGTTCCGTATCATTGTAACAACCCCCGTTCGTGAGCGACGGTGTATATCAGCTTTTTATTCCAGCGGCGCACCGTTTCGGGCGAGTAATGCAGGCGGTCAGCTATATCCCAAAGCTGGAGCCGAGGCGTTGTCCAATAATAGAGCCGCACGAAAGTCTTGAAGTCGGGCGAAATGCTGTCGCAGATTTCGAGCGCGCGCTTGACGGCCCAATACTCGAGATACTGCGGTTCTTTCTCTGCGCGGGAGATCACTTCGCCTACAGGGTCGCCAACATTCGTTGAATGTGGCATACCCGAAAGCGATGGCGTAACGCTCATAGCGATTATATCCTCATACTGCGCTACGCGCTGTGGATAGACCCGTACCATATTCTTCGCATATCCCCACCAAGTATATTTAACGCTCAATTTTATCCTCCTGAAAAATCCCCGATTTAAGGGGTGTTTATTTTGCAGTCGATAGATTTATCGGTTAAAAGGGTATTCGCCGCGCTATGAGGCGAATAATAGCCTTCTCGCGTGTCTTATCGCCTGTGGTAGTATGCGTAATTTTCTCTCGGCTGAATAATCAGCTCGTGGTTCGGGTAGCGTTCGTCAAATATAGCTGGCGTGAGGTCGGGTTGCAGGTGCTTTTCCCACGGGTTCCCGTAAATAGCGTCCTGCTCATACTCGAACGGAATACCGATAACATAGTCCGTTGAATGATCGCGGGCGTACGCGAGTACGGCTTGCGCCTTTTCCACGGTCATATGCTCCAGCACATCACCGAAAATGATGAGGTCGTAATGGTCGTACTTGAGGTCAGCTATATCGCCAGCGTAGACCCTGCGGTACTTATAGACGAGATTATGCGCCGCTATGTTCGGGGTGAATATCTCGCAAGCGTCAATGAATACATCGTCGCAAATTGTGCGAATGAGATCGCTCCAAATACCGTCGCAGGGCCCTACATCAAGAATGGTGCCGCCATCGGGAACGCGCTCCGCGATCCATAGCACGACCTCGTGCTTTCCGTCAATATAGCTACCCATTATTCCACCTCCTCACAATCGCGGCAGGGCGTGTCGTCGTCCTCTAGGTTGTGGGTTTGTGCTATTACGCAGGTGTCGCATTTCCGTTCCGTCACCTCGTCCATACGGCTTCCGCAGTTCGGGCAGTAGTTATACTTCGGTCTTGTTCCCCACCCTGTTGTTTCTGTTGTTTCCTCGCCGCACTCGCTACAAGTCCACCGTGGGTCAATGTACGGAAAGACTTTCGTTTCTAATATCCACCGTCCGTGCTTGACCTCTTGCACATCGGCGGCAGGGAAATCGTCTACCTCTTCCATAAGACCGTAAATAATCTCCACCACCGCTTTAGAAAAATGTTGCTTGTAAAGCGGTAAAGGTATCATATCGCCCTCGCATACAGTTCCCCACCGAAGAATATGGTTCTTAAACGCTTCGGCATCTATGTACTTACTCATCTCTCCGCTCTCCATATCCGCAGAAGTGATCTCCCTTTACAGGGTCACAGGTTTCTGACACATAACACCACAACGGCTCAAACTCATCGCTTCTGCTATGCTTGCAATCTTTACACCGCACTACCTCTTGCACATCGGTTGCATCACGCTCAAGTTTGTTTATCGCATTGAAAATGTCCGTTGCCTTATATAAAGCACTATCCGTACCCTCTGCTCCTTGTTTGAGTTCACCATATCTGTTTAGGTGATACCAATCCATATCGGTTAATGCTTCGTCTAACTTGTCAATTCTTATGTACTTACTCATCTTTTCTGCTCCCCCACCCACAATAGAAATCCTCATCCGTGCAGATTGATGTATTCAAGCATCTTCTCCTACCGTTCAGCGTGAATGAATTGCTCCAATACTCGCAATCTCGGCAACGGACTATGGCAGACGGCTCTCTACTAAACAGCTCAAGCATATAGCGAAACTGTGCTATACCTAATCCCTCACTCAAGATGTCACATACCTGTCTCCCTGTGTAATACCTCTTGTCAATCGGGATGTACTTACTCATCTTTTCTCTCTCCCCAACAACAATAGTTGTCTGCGTCCACTTCTATGCATTCAAACCCATAACAACGATAGACAGGGCCGCCGTTAATATCTACCGACCACCTACAATCTTTACACCGCACGACTTCCACGACATTAGCCGCAGGTGCGTTGTCAATCACCCTGTTCACTACAGCCATCAGCATATCGTCAAGAAAACTTTTCGGCCTCCTCGACAGGTCAGCATTAAAGTGGTCGCGGATTATGTCCGCGTCAATGTACTTCGCCATCTTTTCTGTCCTCCATTTCCGCGCCGCACCACGGGCAGTACGGTGTCATTATCCACGCGCCGCCCGTATCGGTGTCCACGGAGATCGCTTCCTCGCCGCAGATAGAGCAGAATGGAACGGCCCGCGTTTTCCATTTGCCGCGCTTGACCTTTATGGTGTTATCTTCTTTACTCATAGCTATCTACTCAAATCAGGCCGTCGTTCCGCAGGAATGTTTTTACGGTCGCCTTATGTCGGCTCTTTGCACGCGGGTTATCCGCGAGCCATTCACCGACGCGATCGAGCACCCGCAGGAACTCGTCCTTATCTTCCACTAAAGCCTCCAGCTCGTCGTACTCGTCATCTGTCAGCCATACCCCGCCATAATCTTCCCGCAGGGGAGAAGCGGCTTTCTTGTCTGTTTCTGCCGAAGGCGTATATATATTTCTTTCTTTCTTTATTTCTTTATATTCTTTAATTGTTGCCGTCTGCCTGCCATCTGCCTGCCTTTTGCCTGCCTTTTGCCTGCCATCACTTTGGTATTCATCATAGTTAACAATTGAAATTACAAGGTATTTCGGCCTTTGTTTGACTGCCACCTCTTGAGTGCTCTTGAGGTGCTCGACTGCCGTTCTTGCCTGCCGATAAGTAATTCCAAGTCTTACCGCGATTTTGTCGTAACTTGTAACCAGCTGTCCACGGTGGATTTTATCAAGCTGGAAGTCGTGATCGCTGATATTTGCGTTCAGAAGCAGGTGCAGGAAGACCCGCATTGTATTCGCGTCTTGATACCATCGCCATCGCTCAATATTGCGGTCTATTTTAATCCAAGTAGTTTTGTCTGCCATTTTAGGTACCACGATTTAATAGGTAACAGATTACTGCCGCCGCCTGTTCGGGCCTGCAAAACACGAAAGTACAGCCGTACTTGCTCTGAATGGTCGCCATAGCTTTAGCGAGCCGCTCGCCTGTGATCGCCGTAGGACTATCAATGAGGCGAGGGTTTACCCAGCTCCGCACGCCGTCTATGCTCATAATGCCCTCGTCGTTTTCTACGAGGATATAGAGGTGACAGCCATTGTCGCGGGCCTTGATAAGCTCGCGGCGGAAGCGTTCGTGCTGTTCAGTAGAGCCGCCGATGTTCTGCGCGATCTCCAGCATAGAGGCTTTAGTGTCAACCGCTACGCGCGGGAACGCCGCATAGTCGCCGCAGGGCAGGGCGCAACGAGTGAGCTTGTCACCGTGCGCCGCAAACGCCCTGTGCTTTATTTCGTGTTTTCCTGCCTGCTGACGGGTGTCCTCTATGATGTTCATTAGAAGAACGGAAGCTCGTCAGGATTGATGTTTTCGAAGCCTTCAGGAGCAGGGCCAGCAGGAGCCGCCAGCTTCTTGAGCTCGGGTACCTTGAAGTCGCCGCGCTCGATCGCTTCGACCGACCTCGTAGCAGTCACGCGGGAGCGTTCTCGTACTTCGCCGCGATCAGAATTGTATTCCTCGTAGCCGATGACTACGCCGATGCGCTTTCCGACGAGATCTCTCTCATTCAGGCCCGTTTTGGCCTGCGCCTCGAACTTGGTACCGTTGGACTTGTCGATGGCCTGTAAGAAGCCTTTGAACATTCCGAGGGCCTTATCCTTGTAGGAGCGGACAAACTGATGAGCGTATGGGTGTGCCTGACCCCATTCATCGCTGTAGAACCCCTTGAACTCGCCCGAGGCGATGTCGAAAGTGATCGCAAGGTATTCTTTATCAGCTTTGTCTTCTACGGCCTTAATTTCGGCGATATAGCCGCCCGCAGGCAGGCGAGTGAACTCGCCCGTGCTGGCCTTTGCGTTTTCGTACTCGTTTCCAAGTGCTTTCATTTCATTTCCTCCTTTATAGGTCTTCTACGAACCTTGAAAGTTCGTTAATGCAATATTCGCAAGCTATGATGGTAGGAGAACCGTGGTCGTAAATCTCATAAACCAAGTCTCCCTCGTGGAGATCAGTCCCGCAGTTAGGACATTCCATCTCCAACTTGTAGTCGGGTTCAGGCGGCTCCACTCGGTCGCTGGCCTGCCCGTAGTAAGAAATTCGACCCATTTATTCCTCCTTCGGGTAGAACAGAATTGAACCATCATCAAGAACCCTTGCGTCGAACTCTGTGCCCGTATAACCAATCTGCTCTGCAATTATCGAGATTTTTGTGCACATATCCTTACTGCATAACCGCATACCGCCACCGCTCTTTGTGAACTTTACAGAACCAACGAGGCCCTTGTTCGGTGCGGGAGACAGGCAGAATATTCCGCGCTTCTTATCCGCGTAGAGTATTACTTCATCGCCAACTTCGAAGGCCGTTTTTTCGAGAATATCCTTCGAAGGCGTGACCGTTCCGCTCGACATTGTAAGGTATACGCATTTCTTATGCTTCCGAACCGAAACTGAATTGATCTCTATCTGCTCAAAATTGAAACCATAAACACCCTGCATCTTACTTACCCTCCTTCATTTTGAGAGGCTTTAGCTCCCAATACTCACGAATGACTTTGTCTACCAGCTTGAGGTCGTTATCGATCTCTTTGTCCGCGAACATTCCCATCGGGGTTTTCGCTGGCGGCTGGCCGTTAGTGATGAACTTATAATGCTCGCCGTCGGTAGTCGCGATCAGCGTGACCGAGAACATACCCTCAACGCCTAACTGCTGGTCGAGCATCTTGCCGATGGTTTTCGCCTTCATATGTCCATATTCGTCGAACTCGGGGTGATGGAGCATATAGACGATGGTGTCGTTGCTGGTGCCCTTGATGATGGTGTCCAGCAGGAGACGGAAGTTAACCGCCATCTGCGTGAACTTGTCGTAGCCTTTTTCGTAGGCCCGCGCGAAATTCTCGAATGCGAGCAGGTACTGACTGTCGTCGATCGCGTAGGCGTTGAATGTGTTTTTCATCAGCGTGCCTTTGATGGCCTCATAGTCGCTGGTGTTGGCTGTGTCCAGCTTGCCACGGAAAGGCAGGGGTTTCGATGCCACATTCAGCACACCGATTTCACCTTTCTGAAAGTTGCGGAGCGAGGTGCTTTTGCCCGTTCCGCTTGCGCCAAGAATAAGTACAGGAATACCCATTTTGTTACCTCCTTTTTCTGAACTTATGGGTCGTTTGCTCTACCCTGAATAAGCAGGGAACGCGAGCAGGTCTGTTTTTCGTATGGGAAGCCTTTGCTGGGTACCAGCCATCGCCGAAGCGGTTAGGGCACCACCAAAAGGCGTACCAGCAGGTTGCTGTCTGTCGCACTTTTGCGAACTTATGCTGACCGTTCATATCAATGCACCAATGCGTAGAAGAGAACGCCGTCCACGACGGTTTCCATATAGCGATCATCTTCGCCGTAGGTCACGAACTCGTACTCGGTATCTTCGCCGAAGTATTCGAGGAATGTGTCTGCCAGCATCTGCACGCTCGGCATTTCCTTATGATTTCTGAAGCTTGGTTTGAGCGAGCAAATACCGTCCAGCTCCATCAGCTTTGCAACATTCCGCGCGACCATCTGAAGCGCGATGAGATTGATGTCCCGTTTGTTCTTTTCCATCTTGTTACCTCCTTTCCTATGCCACCGCCCAAAGAGCGAATACTAAACCAATCAGCAGGCCCGCCGCGATCATCACCGCCAGCGAGATGAGATTTTCTGCGCACTTACGCGCATTCCAGCGATACCTTTTAGAAGCCATAGTTACCTCCTTTATCCCCGACAAAAGGGGATACTACACCAAAAAAATGAGATCTCGATACTCGACCCCGTATAGTTCCTCGATGCGCTTTATAACTCGCACATCGGGGAACCTGCGGCCTTTCTCGTAGTTGACGAGCGTCGGCTCGCTTACGCCGAGGAGCTTTGCGGCTTCCTCCTGCGTATAGCCAGCGTTGACGCGCGCGGCCTTGAGGGTAATTGCCATTTGAACCTCCTTTACCATTCGTGGCCTGTATACTCGTGCGGGGTGTCGTGGGCCTTCGTGATGCGCATTACCATACGCCTGCCCGTCTCCGCGTCCGTATACAGGAACGCTGCCGTGAATTGAAATGTGTTTGCGGTCAAGACTTTGAGGCCGTGACCTCCATACTTGTAGCAGAGTGCGCGGCAGTATACCCACGCTTCGTCCTTTGCTCGGCTGTGACTGCCATAAGCCTCCCACAAGTTGGTTGCCCGCGCCTTGTCATAGAGATCGCTGACGCGCTTGTCATTTTCAGTTGCCATTAAGTACCTACCTTTCTGTTGTTGGTCTGCCATCATCAGGCCGTGGTCTACCATACCGCGGCGAACCGCCCGTAGGCGGGTTTCGGCTTATAGGCCTCTATGTTGCCACTTTTCAATCTCATAGCCGATGCTCCACAAGCTTTTCGCCTTTCTGACTGCACCGAGCTCCATCAGCTTGTCCGCGATCGAGTTGAGACGATCTTTCGCGTAGTTGGCTTCGTCAATGAGCCTCTCGATTTCGGCTCTATCTTCCTGTCTAATCATTTGTTACCTCCTTACTGGTTGAGCTTGAAATACTTGTAGGTTCCACTACGCATTACGAGAACCTTTTCCCCGTATTCTTCCATCAACCAATTAGTACCCTCATATTCCGTCAGGCGAGCTCTCTCGTGACCCAGCGCGGTAGAGCCGAGATGTACCCACTTACCAGCTTTAAGGAGATCGCGGACCTCCTGCTTCTTTTCTTCCGTCCAAGTGTTCAGCGTGTAGACCGATGCTCCGTTCTTCTCGACCTCGTCTTTATGATAGAAGTAGAGGAAATCTTCTGCCGCTTCTGCCTGCATATTGCAATTCCACTTACTGCTCCAATGGAGCGGGCATTCAGAACAAATACCACATTCGTCATAAGCTCTTAAAATCAGCTCTGCGTGAGCCCTGTCTCTTACTGCGAATTCTGCCATTTTATTACCTACCTCTCTGCGCGGGTCTTATGCCGCCCGCGCTCGGCTTGTTACCTTTTCTCTAAAAGTAAGCACACTCGAGGCTAATTTCGCCAGCGTAGATTTCGCACCAATATTTCGGGCTCTCTTTCCAGTTATCTCTGCCGAGGCCGATGGTGTCGAAGACTACGTAACCGTCTACGATGTCCCAGAGGTCCTTGCCGAACTTTTCCTGCCACTCCTTGTTGTCCTCGATCATCTGCGCGTCGGGTTTGCATACCCATTCAAGCGTTGCTCTGTCGTAGTTATAACGAAACGACTTCTTACCGACTTTGTGAACTCTGCTATACTTTGCCATCTTGTTACCTTTCCTTTCTATCCCCGTCTAACGGGGGCCTGTCCGTTGAATAAATCCCCTTGTAACGGGGGCCTCAATGATATTGTATGAAAATAAAAGGGGAATTGCAATAGGTTTGACAAAAAAAATTAAAAAAATATTTTGCTTTCGAAATTTCTTTTATATAATGGATATACCTTTAGAAGAGGATAGGAGGTGCTGAAAATGGCGAACAACCTTGGAAACAAAACGACTATGGCGAAGAATATCCGCCGTTATCTTGAGTACAAAGGTATGACGATGGCAGAGCTCGCGCGTACCCTTGATGTCCCTTTTAACACGGTAAACAATTGGTGCAACGCCGTTACTTACCCGCGCATCGACAAGGTGGAGCGTATGGCTAACCTGTTCGGTTGCACCAAAGCTGACCTTGTAGAAGAACGCGAGACGCTGCGAGATGAAGTTCTTGAAAGGGCCTTTGCTGGTCGCCCTGAAATGCGCGATCTATTCAAGGCCGCCGACAAAGCCTCCACCGAAGACATCGAGCGGGTCATTAAAATACTGAACGCCTTTACCGAGGCCGACTAAATGGACAGACCTGCGGCTATCATCAAGCCGAGGTGAAAGAATGGACGCTGTTATAGTACGACTTATCGATCTCCCTGAAACTATCCACGCGGTTACCCGCAAAGATGCGGAGGGAGATTACAACATATATATAAATGCGAAATTATCAGCAGACGCACGCGCCGCCGCTTTTAGGCACGAAGTTGAGCACATACGGCTCGGTCATTTCTATGCGGAGCGGCCTGTCAGAGATCTCGAAAGAGAGGTAGAAGATAATGGCGAAGCCGAAGTTAACTGCGTCGGGTAAGTGGCACCTAACGCTGTATCTCGGCAGAGATAAAGACGGGAAAGAGATATACAAGAGCATAACTGCCGATACAGAAAAAGAATGCAGGCAGAAAGCTCGGAAAGCGAAAAAGGTGGGTTTACCTGCCGAAAGAAGGCCCGAATTCGTCGACTTGCCGCGAGTTTCTGACGCGGTCGATAAATATATCGACTTGTGCGCGGTCTTATCTCCAACGACGGTTTCAGGTTATGAGAAGATACGCCGTACCGCGTTCCCGCACTTAATGGACGTACCCATCTGCGAGCTCACGCCCGACCTGATACAGCAAGCTATCAACACCGAGGCTTACCGAGAGGGCAGACGAGGCCGCATATCCGCGAGCACCGTGTCAAACGAGTGGGGTCTTATCAGCTCGGCACTCTATAAGTGCCACGGCCTAAAGTTCGATGTTCGGCTCCCTAAAAAGCCGAAGCACCTAAAAGACTACCCCGACCCGCTAGAAGTTATGCGGGCCATCATCGGAACCAAGGTAGAGCTCCCGTGCCTGCTGGCCTTGTGGCTGTCGTTCTCTATGAGCGAGATACGCGGTCTAAAGTTCAGCGACATTCGCGGCGATACCATCACCATCAACCGCGTCATCGTCGATGTCGATAATTGCCCCGTCATCAAAGACACCGCAAAGACCTCCGCCCGCATTCGCCGCCATCGGCTCCCGCCTTATCTGCTCCAGCTCATAGAAGAAGCAGACCATTCCAGCGACTTCATCGTCCCTCACAACTGGGCCTATATCTCATACCATTTCGGCAAGGTCTGCGAGGCCAACGGCTGGGAAATAACCTTTCACGATCTCCGCCACTTAAACGCTTCCGTTATGCTGGCTCTAAATGTCCCCGAAAAATATGCTATGGAGCGCGGAGGCTGGTCTACGCCGCATACTATGCGCACCGTTTACCAGCACACTTTCAGCCGCGAACGCACCCGCATCGATGACCGCATAGATCGCTATTTCGACACCGCTCTCCATAAAATCCACAAAAAACCACACAATTCAAGGCTCAAACCACTTGAAAACGCGATGGAGGTCAGGGGTTCGAATCCCCTAAGGTCCACCAAAAACGAAGAAGATGGAAACGGCGATAACCGTTGAAATCTCAAGGATTACGGCTCTTGTGCTGTTCAATTATACGGACAGAAGCAGGGCCGTTTTTCTGTTGTTTTTAGGGTCGTAATACAATAATACTAAAATCGCGGAAAACCCGCTCAAATCAAGTGTTTCGGGCCTTCTACGGATAGAATTATTGTGTGGGTGGACACAAAAAAAAATCCCCGCCGTAAAGCGGGGAAAATGCTATTCAGTTACGCTCTTAACGACTGCCGCCAGCTCTTCGCGTTTGACAAACGACTGCGGGCGGAACCTGCCGCTTGCGTCGCCTACCATATAGCCGTGTTGCTGACAATATTCGATTGCGTCCTCTGCCCACGGGTCGGCGGGTTTCAAGGCCGCTACCGCGAGCCACGCTCTCATCAATAGGTCGAACTGTATCTCGGCGTTGTCTTTGAGCCAACGGTTCATATAATCACAAAATTGTTCGTATGTCACGGGGTCTTCCTCCTTGACCGCTGGGTTGGCGATACAACCCTCATATTTATAGCTATTAGTAAGCCAATAACACCCGTCGCGCCAATTCCCGTTACCACGCCGCAAATTATAAATGACGAACGGCGCACCGTAGTATTCGCTGTGACTGGTGATCGCGATGTCGGTACCAACTTTCGCTTCTACGCAGGCGACGTGACCGAGGCCGCCCTTGCCGCCGCTCCAAACCATTACTCCGCCGAGCGTCGGGTCTTTGCTGATGGTGAGGCCCTGTTTGCGCGCCAGCGAAATGAAGTTCGCAGCGTTGGTGTTACCAAGCCATTTGCAGGAGCCGTATTCGCCTATTTCATTGAAGCGACCCACGACCCAGCCGACGCAGTTCGGGAGAACATTGAGGCCCTTTACGCGCTGGCCCTTGTCGTTATTGCCGAGTATGCAGGGCGAATACCCGCCCGTCTTTATGGTGTTGTAGTATGGGTTGCCGCTTTCGGGTATTTTAAGCCTCGGGGTCATTTTCGCCACCATCGTCGCTGTCGGCTTTGTTCGCTACATACTGAATTGTCGAAATGCAAAGCAGGGCACCCAGCAGGAGGCCACAAGCGTCTAAAGTTTCGCATATCTGTTCGGTATATAGAAAACCCCATACCGCGCCGATCTTTGCGTAAAAGACGCTAAACGCAGGTAACGCGATGATCGCGACCCACTTGAGAATATCGTATACTTTGTCGGGTAATATCTGTTTCATTCTAACCCTCCCTTACGGCTATGTCGCGGAGCCATTCGCGGTACTTTGCCCGCAGTTGCGTCAGTTTATCCTGCGCTTCCGCTAACTCGCCGTTGTGTTTTCCCTCGGTAATAGCGATCGTTTGAGCTTCAGCGAGGTCAGCAGATAAGTCCATATAGTCGAGCAGGAACCTGTCGCGCTCCTCGCGCCGCTTCTCCCGCTCGTCGGTGGCCTTTTGTCGCTTCTCTCGGTCGCGTTTATCATCTGCGGCCCGCTTACCAAGCCACGCAACAATGATGGCGGTCACGGCCTGCAGAATAGCAACAATATATGTTTCCATAGCGACACCTCTAATTTTCTACAATCACCAGCATTGGTGCGTAAATGTAATAGGACTGATTTCTGCTCTCTCGTCCTCTCACTCTCAACTTTTGGTTTGCGGAAAGGGTCACGCCTGTGAGGTGGTTGTTTTGACAATGGTTAGACCAAGTAGCGTTCTCGCTTCCGTGTGCCGTGCCGTCAATATAAAGCTGTGTTGCGTAGGTGTAGGACGAAGATGTGTTTGAACGGAACGCCGACCAATAAATATCATAAGTCCCTGCCTTTGATACAGTCAGTTCCGCACCGATGGCGGTCATTGTGGACGAGGTGGTTCGGGTTGTGCCTTGTACCACCTGCACATTCTTCGATGTGCCACCGCCTCCGCTGTTAGTTCCCTGCGTTCTTACGCCTGCGGCTGTATAGAAATACTTGTCGCTGGCAACATCTGCAGCCGTCGCGGTCGTATCGGTAACATCGGTAAAAGTGGCGGTTCCACCACCCGTTTTAGGAAGCGTGACGGCTGGTACAGCAGAATAGCTCGCGCCTAATAGGGTTATATTCTGCGCCATAGCGCACCTCCTAACTGATGGACAAGACCTTTGTGGTTGAGTTCTGCGAGATCGTCGGCATCTGAAGCGAGCCGCTCACGCCGAGAATGCTCTTGCCGCTTAAAATGTTCCCGCTAACGCAGTCACTTACATTTGTCAGCGATACAGTACCACCGCTGGTATATCCTGCGGGAATGGTATAGGTGCCTGCCTTCGCGCCGATCGTGCCGCCTGTCGCGCCATTGTTCGCCATATTACCCGTAATAGAACCACTCGAACCGAAAGCGATCTTTCCCGAAAGAATGTCGCCCTGCGCCGCGTCTGCATCGCCCGTATAGTAGAATTTTGCTGTGCCGCTCCCGCTCTTGGGAATATCCACTTCAGGAACAGAAGCATAAGTTACGCCGTTAATAACGACAGAGGGGTTTGCCATTTGTGTTTCTCCTTTACGAAACCGTGATGGTTGACCCGTTCCAAGTAATCAAACCGTAGTTGCTGGGAACGGGGTTGATAGTGATATTTTCGCGCGCCATTTTGCCCGCGATCTCGATGGTCTGCGTCTGCGATGATGGCGTAAAAGTGTATTCGCCGCGGTAGGCCTCTACGCCGCCGAAAGCGATCTCGCCAGCTACGGAAGTAACTTCGGTGACGACCTCGCCGTCAATGACAGACCGTTCTGTAATGATGTCGCCGCCAATGGTTAACATTAGATCACCTTTTTACTGATCGTCTCGTCGAGCACAAGGTGCTGGATATTGCTCGAAACGACCTTTGTCCCTTTCTTGAAACGCACTTGGTAGCTGGCCTGCCCGCCGAGCGCGAAGCTGTCGGCCTGCCCGATGAAAAGCGTATACGCGCCGAAATCGCCGTCCCAAGTAATGTCCTCGTGGGTCAGCGTATAGCGTTTGGTACCGATACTAAACTCAATCTCGTCGAAGTCGCCCTGCGCCAGCGGTTCCCCGTCAACGGTATAGGCGAGCACGATCTCAATGGTATCGCCTTTATTCATAGGTTACTCCTCCTTTGCGGCCTCCATCGGTGCGGTATAGTGTTCGCTACGGTAGACTGCGCCGAGGCTGTCCATTACTACGCAGGTGCAGGTCAAGCCTTGGTTCATAGCGTAGGCGAGTTCTGTGTGGAATTTTTCGGTTGCGCCTGCCTGCGTGGAGTAGGAGAAGATGGCCTGCGAGTCGCTTTTGATGATGATGGTGTAGAACATTGGTTATTCCTTTCTGCCGTTGTCGGCTTCAAAAGTCACGGGACAGTTGTTCGGGATTTCATCTAACCCCTCGCCGTGGCATAGAATAATGCTCGTTGAGTTGTTGTCATATAACGGACATTCCGCACAAGAAGTCGGGATTTCACCGTTAAATGTCAATTTGATTTTAGGCATTTTATTTCCTTTCTGCCGTAGTCGGCTTCGTCATCGTAAAATACTTGTATATTGCATTGTTCGCAATTCGGTATCATAGCCGTTCTGCCGCCAATGCTTGCAAGGAATACGAGTGCTTTGCTTTCTGCACACCGCTTGCAACACTCTTTCATCGGTTATTCCTTTCTGCCGTTAGAGGTCTGCGGAGATGTCTATATAAGAAGTGGCATCCTTGCATATAAACGAGTAAGTTCCGTGAGTAGTCACGCCTGTTGCAGTTCCAGCAAGCGTTACTCCGTTTGGCGTAATCCCTCTTACGGAGATTGATGACATAGCGTAGTCCCCACTTTCTCCATAAAGAGAAAACTGTGCAATGGCAGACGATGATACAGAAGTAGGAAGTGCTCGTAAAGTCACGGATAATGGGACAAATATATATGCCGCATTTGTACTCGCTCCAAGTGCTGTCCCAAATGGGCAGTACGAATTGGTAGATTTCAGCCGCACAAAATACCTCTGACATTTTGCGAGTTCCGTCCCATATTCGGGCGGTGTATCGTTGGCGAGGGTTGAGGTCGTGCCGAGTTCGAGTTTAACGGCTTGAAGTGCCACCGTTCCGCTTATAGACAGACCGACAAACCCATTTGAACCCATATAGGCATAATAATTTGTTCCTGTGAAAATGGTCTGCGTTGAGGCGGTTCTTGTGAATGTTCCGCTTTCAATTGTTCCGTCTGACAACATAACCGATAATGTGAAAGTCTTTCCAACCATCCACGACACATCGTCCATCGGCTTCTGTTCAAGGTATGTTGCTGTGCCTGTTATCGTCAAAATGCCGCTTGATAACGACCACGACACGCTACCGCCGCCACCTAAAGATAGTTTCCAACGGTCAACAAAATATCCTGCGGAGGAACCGCTTGTAGATGAACGCTGATTAACCGTAAACCAACCATTGTCGAGTAGGCTCACATTCGAGCCGCCTGCGCCGATGTTTTTCCGAGCCTGCGCTTTCTGCGTATCGCTGAAGCCTGCATCTGCGAACGGAATGTCCGTTGCCATATCGACTTGCAGGCCCGTATTGTCGAGGATATAAACCTCGTCCACATTGATATACGCCATAGTTTCCTCCTATGCGTTGTAATATACGACGATAAGACCGTCGCCACCCTGTCCACCGACAGACCCTAAACCGCTTGCACCGCCTACGCCTCGGGAATACGAATAGCCTGTCTGCGAGTTGCCTTTTGACCACGAGGAAGTTGCACCGCCACCGCCGCCTCCACCGTGACCGCCTCGGCCTGCTTGCGTTTCGGGTGCCTGCGGAGGAGCGGTTGCATTTCCACCTGCGCCTCCTGTTGAATACCAATTATCGCCATCGTAACCCGCAACGCCTGCACTTCCATTTGCGCCGTGTGCGGCACCGCCGCCACCTGCACCACCCGATCTATAAGTGTGTGAAACATCATAGAACAACGAACCGTTGTCATATGCACCGCCGTACCAAGTGCCGTCTTCGCAGATATGATTTGTACCGTTCGTGGAGGTGTCGACATTATATTCGCCATACCCACTACCGATGCCACCTGCGTTCCCACTTTCGCCTGCTTCATTCAATGTGCAGTACACCGTACCATCAAGGAAGTTCACAATGTCGTCTATCGGTTGTGAACCGTCCGCAGATGTCATACCGCCGAGCGTAGTTGCGCCACCTGCGGAGCCGAGGTCGCCGTTGCTTGCGCCACCTGCTCCACCTACGCCGATAGCGGCTCCGTCGTAGTACGCCGCTAAACTCGGCACTTGATACGACAACACGAGCGGTCTTTCACCGCCTACGCCTGCCGCACCGCCTACGCCACCCATAACGGGTATACCGAGCAAGCCCGAGTCCCACCTGCCTTCAACATAATGTCCCTGTTCGCCGTCGTACCCTGCCTGTCCACCGCCCGCGCCGCCGATGAGCATTACCAACGCTTCTTTGCCTTGCATCGCACTCGGTATGTTGAGGCGGCCTGCGTTGGTGATGTCGCTTGCGCGGAATACGCGGTAGTCGCTATACGTGGACCCATACGGCCCTGCGACCCAGTCCACCAGCACGTTCATATGGCCCTTGGTTTTATTGCCTATCGGGAACGACTTCTTGCGGACCCAGCCTGTGCGAGCCTGCCCGAACGGATCAGTAAGGTTCACAGGTGTTCCCGCCATCAGTAGACCGTTAGCGTCAAGCTGTTCGTAGTCCACGGAAATGGGAAGCTTATAGTAATTCACCATTCGCTTCGCAACATTCGCAGAGTTATGAACGCCGACGAGCTCATTGTCGGTAATAGCGACGATATTCTGCGCCGCCTGCACGCCCGTACTGCGGCTTATAACGCGGCGTGTATGGGTATAAACTTGGCCCTCAAGGGTGCCAATACCACTAATGACCGCATAGTTTGCGTTACTCTCTTCGATAGTAATAGAGCCTGTTGTAGTCAGGTCGTGAGCTGGCTCTTGGAATACGACAAGCTGGCTCTGCGCTGTTACCTGTTCGTCGGTGTTATCAAATAGCGTGACCGTTTCGTCGGTTACAAGGTTGTAAAAGCCGTGTTCGGTAACCTGTACTTCCGTCGCTGGGAACTGATGGCCCACGGTGCCGCCCTGCAAGTAAATAACGCTCTGCGGAACCGTAGAGGGTGCGCCGCTACCGAGGTACCGTATCTGCATTACGCCTTGGTCTTCGATAACGGTCGCTCCCGTCGCGATCAGCAATTTACCGAGGTCGGTACGCCTGTTTGCACGAGGCAGACGACCGATACATTGAACAGACGCGACATCGGGTTGCACCGTATACTGAATGCCTGACCCAGCCATTATTTCGTTGATGATCGAGCCAGCCGTCTTTCCGTCAGCCTGCTCCCAAATACCGCCGCCGTAGTCCTGCATTTTAGTGAGGATACCGATACAGTCGGTACAAGTGAACTTGACGGTTTTCTTGCTGACCTGCGTTACATCTTCGACATAGAAGCGGCCTATAATCTGACCGTTCGGATTGTTATATAAGTCCAGCACCGCGCCTGCGGTAAAGTTGCGATAGTCGGGAAACACATTCTTCACGACAAGGAACTTTCCGTCGCTGGTCTGTATCGGTCGTTCGTTAATATCCAGCAGGAACGCGTAACCCGTGCCATCGCCTTGGAGCGCACGGCTGTTTACGACAAATGTCAGCGTATCAGCCGCCAGCTCATTACCAAATAGCGCGATACTTTGGTCTACCTGCCCGCTCATAAACAGGCCATCTTTTCCGTATTTTTCCGCGTTGCCGTGGAACTTATAGAGGCCGTATTTTATGAAGTTCATTTAGACCTCCTCAAAGGAAATAGGTGTGTCTGCGTATACGCGCTCGCCGCCGAAATTGGTAGCGTACTTTACTGTCATCGTAGTAGGCATCGCCGTAATGGAACGAAGTGTCGGGTCGCCGTACTTGATGCTGGTATATTCCAGCTCGACGGTTTCCTGCTCCATCATAGCTATGAGCGTATTCATCATAGAGCGCGGCATCGGTTTCAGCAGGAACGACGGGTTCCACTTGATTTTCACAAGGTCAGGTATCGTCGTACCGTCCACCGCGTCGGCCTGCGCTGGCCCGATAACTTTCGTCATCGTTTCTTCTATGTCGGTTTCCTGCTGAATATAGGCACTAAAGTCCACCGCGTTTATAATCAGCGTGAAGTTATTTGCCATTCTGTCCTCCTGCGGTTACATACTGCGGGCCGCGCTGGGTGCCTACGGTTTGAAGCGGGTCGTACAGAGCTTTCGCTGCCACCATTCCGTCCAGCAAAAGGTTGATAAGTACAGGCTGTCGGCTTGTCTGATTGTAAGTATTGTAGGTGTTAGTCGTATTGGTAAGTGGCTGTACCTGTGCCGCGCCATTACTCATAGTCAGAAGTTCAGGGCCAGCCTCACCAACGACAGCAGAGCCACTTGTAAGCACACCGCCTTTAGCGAGGTACGGTATCTGCGGAATAGTCGGGACCGTCACGCCGAGGTAGCCGAGCACGCCGTTTGCCTTATTCGCAAGACCATTTACCTTGGTAATGAGCTTGTTAAACAGGCCAATAATGGCGTTTATTTTGCTCTTTATTCCGTTTACGAGGCCGTCCCACACGCCGAGAATAGCCGTTTTGACCGTTTCAAATACGCCCTTGACCGCCTGCATCGCCGTTTCGATTTTGGTCTTGATATTATCGAAGACCGTTTTGACCTTCTCCCACGCGGCTTCTAAAATGGGTCTGATTTTATCCCAATTCGCCGCGACAATGGTACCCAGCAGAATAACAGCCGCTACTACCAACGCCATCGGGTTCGCCAGCGCGAAAGCCTTGATCGCCGCTCCTACAGCCTGTACTTGAGGCCATATCGTTAGGAATGAGCCTATTGCACCGCATATACTCGCTATAATGCCAGCGATGGGTGAGATCGACGCCACAACCGCAAGAATGGTGATGATGGTTTCCATCTGACTTTCGTCAAGGTTACCAATCCATTCAAATAGAGAGCTCAACTTCTCGATGACCGTTTCAAGTACGGGCGTAAGTGCTTCAAGAGCTGACGCTCCAGCTTTAGCGAGTTCCGCTCCCGCCTGCGCCTTGAGCTTGTCGATGGTGTCGTTGACATCATTGAGGCCCTGTAAGGTTTCGGTGTCGAGAATAATGCCGAGATTTTCGGCTTCATCGCCATAAGCCTTTAGAGCCGCACCGCCATCATCGACAATTCCCGCGAGCTGGTCTGCGGACCGACCGAACACCTCCATCGCAAGGGTATCTCGCTCGGTTTCATTCTCTACTTGCGAGAGGGCAGTCAAGACCTCATAGAATACGGTATTGCTATCGCGGAGCGCGCCGTCTGCATCGCGTACCGACACACCCAGCTTCGCGAATATGTCCGCACCCTCATCACCCGAGGCCATCTGCTTCTTCATTTTAGCCATCGCGCCCGTCATACTTTCGACAGACACATCGACTAATTCAGAGGCGTATTGCATCTTCTGCAACTCGTCCGTGCTGATACCCGTCTGTTTGGACAAAGTATTCAGCTCGTCCGCGCTTTTAGCAGATTTCAGCGCGAGGCCGCCGATAGCAGTCAGCGCACCACCAGCCGCCATAGAAAGACCTCTCGTCTTCTCTGCGACTTCCTGCGCCGCGTCGCCCACCTTGCTGACAGCGACCTTTGCTTTCTCCATACCAACAGAGAAGTCGTCAGCCGCCTTGCGTGCCTTTTTAAGCTCTGCCTCGGCCTTGACGATCTCCCGCGTCAGCGCATCGTACTGTTCCTGCCCGATGTCACCATTCGCGAGCTGTTCTGCGGCCTGTTTCTGCGCTTCCCTTAACTTGTTGACCTTTTCTTCGGTCTGCTTTACCGCATCGCCGAGCAACTTCTGCTTCTGCTCCAGCAGTTCGGTATTCGATGGGTCAAGCTTCAGAGCTCTATTGACATCTTTCAGGTTCGCCTGCGTCTTGGAAAGCTGGGAATTCATACTCCCAAGAGCCTTGTCAAGACCTGTGGTGTCACCGCCTATTTGTATTGTTATGCCTTTGATATTTTCGTAAGCCATCAGCCGAAAACCCTCTTTATATCGTCCGCGTCAGCTATCGTGGGGTAGTCCTCCGCGTCATTTGCTTTTTCAGATAATAGGTCATAAACCATTCCCACGGTCATATCGCGGAGGCACTCGTCGCTTAATCCGAGCTCTGCGCATCGGAGCATAAAGATAGCTCCGTTACTCTGCCGCGTCGTGGGTTTTATTTTTTTTTAGGTCTGCTCGTGGTCTGCTTACCTTTCGCCCATAAGTCCACAACATCACCGATGGCCTCATATACAGCGAACGGACTTTCAATAGCAGCGAGCCATTCTTCAGGATTTTCCCCGACCTGCTCGCCAGCTTCTTTCAGCATCAGCCACGTAACATTCTCTAATACCTCGGTAGAGCAGTTTTCAGGCGACTTGTGATACGCCTCTACCATCTTCTGCATATCCACAAGGAGATCTCGCCCAAATTCGTGGCGGTATCTGCGCGGCAGAAGTGCGTTGTTTTCGATGGTGTACTCTTTACCGTCTATGCTGACCTTTTTCTTCATAGTTCTGCTCCTTAAACTGAAATAAGAGGCGGCCCCGTAGAGCCGCCCTTGTCATACTTATGCGGTTGTCGCGATCGTTACGGTCGTGAACCACGCGGCGCGTACTGCCGTAGTAGTAGTATCGGTCGTGCGGCCCTTAATCATACCTTTCTGATACGACGGTCCTGTTACGAGCGGAAGTGCCTCGAAGTCGAAGCTCTGCGTAACGGGTTCGACGCTTTCTTCGACGGTCTGCGAACCTGCGCTCGGCTTGCTGGTGGGAACGACACGGTACAGAACATTCAGCTCCTCATTCGCATCGCCCTCGACCTGAAAGATCAGAGCAAACGGCTTCGGCTGTGTACCCGATGCCTCATACAGAACCTTGCTGGTAGCGTCAAGGGTCAGACCCCAAACGTCTTTCAGCATTTCGTCGGTAATGCGAGCCATTTCGAGCGTACCCGTATAGCCGTTATTCGCAAAGGTCTTGTAGTAGCTGATATTATCAGCGTAGAACGTGCCGTCGCTGGAATTGCTGTCAAGCGTCAGCGAAACAGCACCCTTGACCGCTTTAGGCGTGGCCCAAGTGTTGTTAGTGCCGTCGGTACTTTCGGTCAGAACTGCGTAGTAAACATTCTGTAAGCCGAACCTGACTTTGTTTTCTGCCATTGTTGGCCTCCTTAAATACTAAAGACCGTCACCCAGCAACGCTCATCGTCAAGGTATTCGGCCTCTTTGGTGTAATAGAGATGATTTTCTTTGAACTTTGCCTCAAATAAGGCTTCTGTCGTAAGGTCGCGCGTCTTGGAATATAATTCCACGGCGAAGCGCGGCGTACTGTAATAGTTGATGTTATCGGCGGCGAAAGCGGTCTCGTTTGGTGAGAAGTAGCAAATAAACGGCAAGGGAGGACTTTCGTTTATAGGCCATTCATAGTAAGTCACTTTCTTATCGAAGCCGTTGACGCTTTCAAGTAAAGTTTTCATAGCTTGTATGGTTATCATTTCGTGATCGCCTCTTTCAACTGCTTTTCAAAGTCAGCGATAGCCTTTCTGTCTGCCTCACTCCAATGCGGGCGAGCCTCTACAAAGGTCTTCTTTCCAGCCGCAGGTGTCCTGCCGCCCTTACCGACTACGGCGTGTCCGAACTCCAGCAGATGGGTGAGCCGATAGTGCGGGTCTTTTGAATATACGACCGACTTCGACCTGTTCGCGCTCTTATCGAGATCGCGGGAACTGATGCTCCTCTTATACGCACCTGTCTGTTTAGGTGCCGCCGCCTTGACCTTTTTCGCTGTGTCTTTCGCTACCCTCTTGGTGATTTCCCGCACATCTGCGTTTATCGCGTCCTTGTATTCAGCAAGAATACTGTTGATGGACATTTCAAACTCGCTCGCGGGTATGGTTTTAGGCTGTGCCAACTACACCACCACTTTCGGTTGTAATGATCGTTCCGTTGCTGTCCCCGACTTTCCATTCAAGGTAAAGCTCGAGGTCATCATTTGTGCGCTGGTAAGTACGGTATACCGCATAGCTGTAGGTCGTATTACCGACTTCCATCTGCACGGTTTTTTCGCCTGCGTAGTCGCCTGCGAACATCGTTATCTCCATTTCGGGTTTGATGCCGAGCTCGCCAGCCGCCGCCCATTCAGCGCGCGTTACCGAGTTGATACGCCCGTATACGAGCCGCCTCGTCTGCGTCGGTACCTGCTGACCGATTTCATCAGCCGCGTAGGTGTCGGTGACGAGATAGAACGCAACGCTTCTGTCCATCTTAACCAACCTCCCAATTCGTGTGACCCGTCATAGTCTTGAGCTGTGCGAGCTTGGTATGGTAGATCGCTTCAAACTGTTCTTTGTTATCCGCATCGCCGAACTGCCATTTGCAGAACGCAATTACTGCCGTCTGCGCCTGCGCCGAAAGCGGAGCTCCATCGCCATCAAGCTCAATGGTGACATTCAAGCCGCGCATTTCTTCGATACAGGCCTCGATCAGCAGAGTTATTTCGTCATCGAAATCGCTCCCGACGACACGAAGTGCTTTTTTAACTTTTGCCAGCATAGACGCTCCTTTTCTAAAGTGGGGAGCGGGAGAAAGGAGGGGGAGCCGCTCGCCCACATCAACAACGGCCTGCGCCGATGCCTTTACTTCAACTGCGTCGCCTTGAAAACGCTTTCGTCGAACATAGTCGAACCGACGTGTCCGCACTTGATAGTCGGGTCACACAGTAGCTTATAGCCGAGCTCCCGAGCACGAACGCAGAACGCCACATCTTCGCCCGCGTGTTCCAGCGGATTAAACCAAGTGCGGTAATTCAGCATTATATCGAGAAGCAGGTTCTTGGAAGTGTAGCAACAGCCAAACCCAGCACCAGCAACCTCAAAGAGATCACTTTCGGGATAGTCGTCGTAACCCTCCCAATGGACTTGTTCGGTATCAACCGACAGCTCCTTGAATAAGACGGGCGTAAACGGCTTGCGCCTGCGGAAGTATAACCCCGTAACAAACTCGCGGCCTGCCTTTGCGTGCTCCAGCATCTTGTGCAGGACATCGGGGTCAAACACCATATCGCTATCAAGCCACAACACGCCATCGCAGTCGTGTGTAATACATTGTTTTGCGAGGGTGTTGCGGCTCTCATAGATAAGCGAGCCGATGATGAACGAAACGAAACACTCGCCCTCCTTGTTAAGAGTGGCGAGGCTCTGCGCAAAAGGTGCGGCGACCATATCCATACACGGCACCGCTATCAACGTTTTCATAGGTTCTGCTCTCTTTCTTCTGCTCTAATAGAAGACCGCCCGATAGGAGCAGAAACTACCGAGCGGTCTATATGCTTATTCCAAGGGAGGAATTAAGCCACATTTAACTCAAAAACGAATGCGTATTTGTTTCCCTTTTCGGGTTTGGTTATGCGAGGGTGCATTGGTGTTCCTTTCCTGTGAGGTGGTTAGGATGCGGGGAGCATAGGCTATTCGTCAATAAATATGGGGTAAGCGTTTGCGGCAGAACACTTAAACAAAAGGACCCCTTCATTAGAAATGAATGATACTCTATAATCAGATAACAAAAAGGTGACTAATGTTAAATAATTAACAGACCCCGTATCATATAACATTACGAGGGTGCCTGCATCGCACGCATCTTTTATTTCTTGCCAAGTTTTATTTAATGCTCCTGTATCCCAATCAACTGTGCAAACAAGCGCACCGCCGCCACCGCCGCTCGCTTCCGCTACGCCGTTTTCGAGTTTGTTGAGTTTCGTGGAGGTGATAACATCTCCCGTTGCCCATACTGTAGGTTCATAAGACATAATTAACACCTCCTACGACTTCAACTTTGCATAACCGACCTGTCCCTGACCGACTTTGTTACTCGTATTGCCGTCAGGGTTTATCAGTTTTTTGTGATCTTGACGAAGCTGTTAGGAGCAACCACGCCAATACCGACATACTGTCTGCCGAGTACGCGAATGAGGTCCTGCGTCATCAGGGTGGTATCGTCAAACTTGAACGAAATTCCGCCGCCCTCGGGGAAGTTCATCAGCGCGCCGTTACCAAGGTCGCCAACGATAATCATTGTTTCGCCAGTCGTGGCGGCAGTAGCGGTCGGGAGATGGTTGCTGAAAGCAACAGGCAGGCCAGCAAACGGGTCAACAGCATAGTTTGCGCCGATCGCGGCGGCCTTCAGGTCGGCCCAAGTAGCTTTGTTCATAATGGCAACATTGTCGCTCGCATCGTCAGAGAGCTGACCCAGCGCGAGTACGATGGTGTCATTATCAACAGAAGAAGTGCTGATAACGGGAACGGCGACCTGCGTAGTGGTGCTGGCAGTACCGCACGCGATAATCTGATCGAGCAGAATGTCAGCCGCCTTCTTTGCGATGCGGTAGGTGATTTCATCATAGATGTAATCGAGGAATGCCTGTCCTCTCATATCCATAACTTCGTCAGACAGAGAAATCCACTTCTTGATGCTCTGCGGAATGAGGTTGACTACGCCGAGAACAAGGTTTTCTTCGGCTACGCCGCTCTGTCCTTCGGTGTGAACGATCGCACCGTCTGCGCTGATTTCAAAACCGACCTTGAGGTTGCCCTTGAGGTAAGCCTTGCGCACTCTGCGGGTGATCTCGTCGCGCTCCCACGCGGTCTTAACGATGTCATATACCAGCTCGGGTACGGGTACGGTGCCGCTAACATTTTCGGTCAGCAGAGCTCTGCACTCCATATCGTCGCCGCTCTTGATGTATTCGGCGTAAGCATCGATGTACGCCTTGGTGTTTCTGATTTCGATGTTGTCCATCTTTCTCTCCTCTGTTTTGGTTTCAGTAATAACAGTAACGGGCGCGAAGTCGCTGGCGATTTCTTCCGCCATCTTGCGCCGTTCAGCCTCGTCTGCCTTGCGCTTGGAGATCTCCGCTTCGATAGCGGCCTTTTCTTCCTTGAACGCGGTCAGCTCTTCGAGGCTTCTTTCCTCGGTGGCCTCGGTCTTGATTTCATCAAGACGAGTTTCGAGTTCGTTGATTTCCATAGTAGTGAAGTCCATTTAAGCCTCCGTTACAGGTTGATTAAAGTAATCAACTTTCTTTTAGCTATAAGTTCTTCCTCGGCTCTCTGTCGCTCCGCTTTTGCTTCGGCGATGGCTCCCTCGCCATAGCTGCGAGCCGAAATATTAGTAGCAGGGTTCGCGGGAAGCGAAACCGCTGAAACATCAAACAACTTCTTGAGCTTGCGAATGGTGCGGGTGATCGTCACCTCGCCCGTTTCTTTGTTCTCATTTATCTCGCGGTTATCATCAGCAACGGTGAAGCCGAAGCTCATCTTGTTGGTATAACCGCCTCTGATTTCTTCATAGAGCTGGCGGCCCTGTTCCGTACCGCCGAGGTTTGCCCGCGTCAGCAGGCCGTGTTCATCGGGCGTGCAGGTCAGCGTCCCGTTGCTCATACGCGCAAATACGCGGCCTTCGTGGTCGTACTGCATAATCACGTCAGACATATCGCAACCAGCGAAAGCGTCGCGATCTACCTGCTCATATACGCGGTAGTTATCTTCGCTCCAAAGCAGATAAGGCTGGTTGAAAGTCGTGGCATAACCCTCGACCGTCATAGCCTCGTTTCCGTCTTCTGCGGCGCGGATTTCCATATTCCTGTACTCTCTGCCGTCCGCAATGCGCTTTTCAATTATCTCGTCGTAGTTTTTACTCATTGACTATTACCTCCGTAGTTTCATCTTCGCCGAGGTTGTAGTATTCGCCGCGAACGGGTAAGGTCTCGCCAATCTCGTCAGGTAGCGGCGCGAGGTTCCATATCTCGCGGATTTCATTTCGCGTCATAAGTCCGCGGTCTGCCATCTGCGCCGACACATTCAGCTTGTCCGCGTTGGACATATACTGAAGTCGGTTAGATGTTGCGAAGATGCGCGCACCAAGCTCACGCTCGCGCTGACTGAATAACATCTTCGTGACTACATCGCTGAACTGAATGGCGAATGGTTCGATCGCGCCCTCATAGAAAGCAGACCAAGCGTCACCGATGGCCTTGTTCTGAAGAATGTCCTCATTTACGCCGAAGTAGTCGTAGACATTCTTGTTAATGAGCTCCATCTGCTCCGCGTCCACGATGAACGGCGTGCTCTTAATCTGCTGAATGTCCTTATAGGTGTTAGGCCATAGCAGGACATCGCCAGCATCAGCACTACGGATATTCAGGTTCGTAAACCGCTCGCGCTCTTTTGCGAGGTCAGCATCGTTTGAGAAGTTGGCAAGTGTCGCCATAAAGCGGAATGTTGCCGCAGACTTAACGCCTTCCTCGATGCCTTGGTTCTGAATATCGATGAGCTCCATAGTCGGGTGCAGGGCCGCGTTGCTTTCGCCGAATAGATCGTTCTTGTACTGATAACGGGTCATAATGCCAACGCGCCGTAGCTCGATCGCTACGCGGTCGCCGTTATGGAACTCGATACGCACCCACGGTTCACCGCGATATTCCACCAGCTCCACGCTCCGATAGTAAAGAGGGTAGATGCCCGTGGTTTCGCCGCTTTCATCGATGACGGGCGCGATGATAAGGTTGTTTGTCAGCTCGAGGATAGTTTCGGCTCTGTAGAGGAACTGGCCCCACGTCTGCCACGCATTCGGGCCGAGCTTCAACTTCGTCTGTAGGTTCGGTTTCGCCGAGCCGCTTATTTTCACATCGAGCTTACTAATGTGGCGCGCCTTTGCGTCGATAGCCGCTCTTACAAGCTCCTGCTCATAAAGCTCGCCCGACCAAGAGCGAAATACGGGCCTATACCCATCGAGCAACCTAAACGCATATTCTTCGCGCCGAGGCGGTTCTATCTTTGCTTCCCGCCCAAATAACTTGTCGAATAAACTCAATTTCTACCTCCCAGCATTGAGAAGCCGCCCGCCGATCTCGGGCCAATGTTTCTGTCGCACGGTAAACGCATCGAGTAGAGCCGCCGTGCCGTCAATATGGTTCTGTGTTTGTATCTTGATGAGCTTGACGCGCTCGGTGCCTGCGTCCTGTTTGAGGGCCGCATTCAGCAAGTGGATTTTCAGCAAGTCATTGTTACCGATGTGTATGTGACCGTCGCGTAAAATCCCGTCAACCTCACGGATAACAGGGGTTAAGTTGAACCCTTGAAATACATCGTCACAATGGAAGCCGTAGCTCTGCATCTCATTTATGAGATAGGTCGAACTGTAACGATCGTACCCGACTTGCAACGGATATATACGGTACTGCTCTATAAGTGCGCGGAACCACGCGAAACAATCTTCATAGTCAACGAAGTTGTCGCCTGATAGCGTCAGCAACCCGCGCTGTGCGTAGATGTTGTAAGGGAGGCCGTCACGCGCCATAGCCTCCTCCAGCCTTGCCGATGGAAGAAAGAACTGCGCAAACACATACAGCTCGCCAGCCTTTTCAATGACGGCTGTGCAGGCCGTAAGGTCGGTCGTCCGCGACAAGTCGATGCCGCCGACGCAGTAACAGTCGCGGAAGTCCTCAAAGCGAAGCGGCTCGCCGCAACAGGCTTCTACCGCAACCGCTGGTAACCACGCCTGCGCGCTCGACTGCTTTATGTTGCAGTATTTCGTCAGGAACTCCGCTTTCTTGGAAAGTGACCCCTCCGCGATACGGATTTCTTCCAGCAGGTAGTCAACCGAAACCGATACGCCGAGGTTCGGCATTGACTTTCGCAACTCGTTTATGTCGTTCCATTTCTTCGGGTCATCGATGACATATAAAAACGGCGCGAGGCGTTCCTCTGCGCTGTCACCGAGCAGGGTGCGCGTGGCGCGCATCATAAGCTCGTCATATATGCCGCCCGTAATGTAACCAGCCGTCGTGATACTCAATAACATCGGTTGACGGCGTGCGCCTTGCGAGCTCTTTAGAGCCTCATAGAACTTCAAGCCTTGGTCGCCCTGCCACGAGCTGATCTCATCGCAAACACCGAGGTGGATATTCAGGCCCTCGCTCTTCTTCGCGTTAAAGGCGATGGGTTTTATAGTCGTATTGCTCGCAGAAATAACGATGTCAGTACGCCGCTTGTGGGCCAGCTCTGCAAGACGCGGCTCTTTTATAACCATCTGATAGAACGCATCAAAGCAGAGGTTCGCCTGTTCCAGCTTGGTGGCCGCCATATAAACGCGCGCACCATACTCGCCGTCCATAAAAGCCATATACGCCGCGATAACAGCCGCGAGCAGGGTCTTACCATTCTTACGGCCTACGATCATCACGACTTCTCGGAACTGTCTGTTCCCTTGCGCGTCTACAATGCCGAAGATGACAGACAGGAAAGCCTTTTCCCAAAGCTCCAGCTTTATGACCTGCGGCGCAAGTACGCCCTCGTGGTGCCTACAGAAGTTCTCCGCGAATACGATTACGGCTTTCGCTTTCTTCGGCTCATAGAAAAAGGCCCCGCGTTCGAGGCCCTTGACAATATACTCGTACCACATCTGCACCCATTTACCGACGCAGATCGTGCCGTCCTGAATGCCCTGATAATACTCGTATATGTAGTTATTCATCATTCATCAACCCTTGCATAATATCGGCGAGGTTCTGCCCGCTGTCCTCCGCAGGTATTGACTTTATGATGTTCATTAAAGTGGTGACGGTGCCATTTGCTGCCGTCGCCGTCTTGTTGTATTCTGTGATGGCAGGGTTCGCCACAAGGTTCTGTCTGCCCTTGACATATTCCTTTGTAACGGTCGCGCCGTGCTCTGCGATGGCCTTTTCGAGATCGCTCAAAATGCGCATCTGAACTTGGTAGCGGCGGAAAGTGGTTACAAAGAAGAAGTTGCTCTGTACGCCACGAGCTTCAGCTTTAGCTAATAGCTCATTCGCCTGCTCCTGCAAAGACTGTTTCGTTGACATTGTTTCTGCTCCTTGCCGCTATATACAGGAACGGCGTATCACAGAGCGCGATAATAACTTCGATTATCGTAGCGGTTAGGCCCATAGATACGATGTCGCTCCAGCCGAAAAGTCCGCCGAAAGCGATCGCGTAGAACAGGAAGTTCTCTGTTCCGTTGCAAAGAATGGTTGACACATTGTTGCGCAACCACATATATTTGCCGCCTGTCTTCTTGCGTAAAAACTCGTATAAATTGATGTCAAGGAAGTTGGAAGCGATAAAAAGCGAAATACTTGCGAGCGTGATGCGCGGGGTGAGAGTGAAAAGGGTTCTGAAACTCTCCTGCGCGATGTCGATGTCGTTCGGCGCGAACAGTAACATCATCTGCGTAGCCAGCAGGAAACCCAGCGACGAGCAGACCGCAAACACTACGCCCTTGCGGGCCTCCTTGATGCCGTAGCACTCGGTCAGAATATCGGTCGCGAGGAAGTTGCTGGCGAACATAACATTCCCGAGGGTCGCGCTCAAGCCGAAGAGATCGACGCTCTTACAAATCATAATATTCGCGAGAATGGTCGCGATACCCATATAACCGATTACGCCGCTCGCTCCTAACATCTTCCGCATCAGGACAAGCGCGCTGAATGCCATAACCATTCCGACGAATAAAAGTGCAGTATTCATTTTTTACCTCCGTATTTTTTTCAAGTTGGTTTTTGCGAACAACTATAAATGCGTTTCCGCATAACGCTGAAACTTAATCCACTCGGTGTAGTTAATTACAGCGACCTGACGCGCCTCCTTGATACGCTTCCCAGCAGGTACGTTGTATTTCAGCATCTGTCCGTTCTTAAACTGATAAACAAAGCCGAAGCGGTTGCCCGTAGTCCACGCGGTGCTGTCTACGCTATCGAAGTGGTATTTCTTCAGCTTATCGATTTTGGTATACCCGAGGCCATGTATCTTTGCGCCGCGCTTATGCGCTTCGCTGATAAACCACGGAATATACTGCTCGGCCCTCGTATTCCATTCACCGCCGACGATGCCGCCGAGCGCAACATAGTCGTATTCATCGCACATACGCAGGAACTCGTCTTTCCCGCGAGTGCTATGCCAAACAGGAATACAAGGCTTGCCCGTTTTCTTCTCCAGCAGTCTACGCAACCGCTTTACTTCCTCATAACCGACGCAGACATCAACATCAAGCTCGAAGAACTTATCGATTTTGTTCCGCACGATGAAGTCCGCGTAGCGTTCGGTATACTCGTGGAAGTCGATACCATTCGCGGTATCCTTGAAGCTGAACCCGCCCATAAAAGTGAACGCGCCGCTATCGAGCAGGAAGTCGCCAAAGTAGGGCAGGAGCCGTTCGGTCTCCTTGTCGGCGTAGTAGAAGCTTTCGAGAATGTACGGGCGGTACTTAATTGTCGGCTCCTCGCAGTAGGCTTCGCGTAGGGAGCCGCTGTCTGCAAGGAATACCCGCATCGCTACCTCCTTTGCGTCATCAAAGGAATACCCGCATCGCATTTTCTCGCTGACGGTTTTCCAAAACGGCTTCAAGTTGCCGTTGATGCCGCCCGCCATAAAGACCCTCATACTTCAAAGGTCTCACCACAATGCGGGCAGGTAACAAGGTGCGGCTTCGGTTCCTTCGCGGGTGCGTCCGCGAATAGGCCGTCTATGTCTACGGGCGTGTCCTCGATCTCATCGAAGCCGAACGCACTCATATCGATGACTTCGCCGAGGTCTACAAGCTCGCTATCGAGAAGTTCGAAGTCCCAACCCGCAAGCTCTGCCAGCTTATTGTCTACAAGGACATACGCTTTCTTCTGCTCATCGGTCAGGTCCTCTACATAAAGAACAGGCACCTCGGTCATTCCGAGCCTGCCTGCCGCCATTACTCGCCCGTGTCCCGCGATGATCGTTCCGTCCTCATCAATTAACACGGGATTAATGAAACCAAATTCCTTGATACTGCGCGCTATCTGCTCAATTTGCTCGTCACTATGAACGCGAGCGTTGCGCTCATAAGGTTTCAGAGTTGAAACCGCGCGCTTCTTTGCGCCTTTTACGGTTGCCATTTTTCTGCTCCTTTCTGCTCTTTTCCGCTCCAGCTTGCCCGCCCGACCTTCGCCGAAATCCCACAAAAATCCAAAAACCCGCGCCTTGTTGCGGGATATAATCTTAT